CTTTAAACTGAGAGGAATTAAGACAATGGCAACTTATAAGATGGACACAATGGGCAACTTTATTCTGCAATCGAATGACAGCCCGAGCTCAACTTTCGATCTGGGGGACGGCATCGACATCCCCGCAACCCCGAACGAGGCGGGGCGCTTCTCACAGTACTTCACCACGAAAGAAGACTTTAACGCCCTAAACGATTTTGTACGTGATGAGATCGACATCCAGTATCTCGAGAATCGAGTGGAGGGCTTGGAGGCATCCGCTAAAGAGCTTGGGGCTTTTGATCTGGACGAGTACGTGAGTCGCCTTGAAGACGTCGAGAATACTATCCATAACTTCGACCTTGACGATATCAACGACAAGATCGACAACTTGGACACTGACCGCTTGGACAACTTCGAGGGTAAAATAGAAGATCTGGTCGACCGCGTCGAGTCATTGGCGGAAGACATGGACGCAATCCAGCGGGTAATTCGTGGAGTGCTGACGGTACTGCGGCAAGTAACTGACGTGATTGAGACCGACAAGAAAACCTCAGAGATCACAGAAGAGACCGCCAGAGCTGTCCAAATTTAACCCCGAACGGGTACATTGAGACCCCTCAAGAGACCCCTCAGCGCCCTGCTGGGGGGTTTTTTCATTGTCGGGGGGTAATAATTCACAACGATATGATATCGCTCAGTAAACCCATTTTGAGCTTTGTCGGGGGTTTTCCGATATGGCACGCAAATGCGGGCGCAACGTGCAACCTTTTAAGGGTTCCATTATCTGGCAATTAAAAATGAATTCCTACTTGCGCGCGCGTGCGCACGTCTGGGGCTATATGCGGGAGCCCTTAAGGGGAAAACATGGCGTGGTTTCTTGCTGGGAAATGGTACTTCCACGGCATCACCGATGGGGAAATATAAATAGGTGGTCGAGGGGCGGGCAAGAGCCACCCCCCCCTGTACCCGTATGCGTATGCAAACAGTCGATTATTTGTGAAGTTTAGGGTTTTATGGCAATAGAGCGCTACATTTAAGGTAAAGCCCTTTTAGACAACAAAAAAGGCCCCCGTGATGGGGACCTGTGCGGTACATTTAAGGTATACCTTATAGGGGTAGCTATGTATAGGTGTATTACCGGGAGGGCTATACCCGAGTATACATGCAGAATTTCCATTTGTCAACCCCCTAAATGACCCCCCACCCCTTTTTTTTGGGTAAGTTTACGATAAATATACCCCTTTTTTTATTTTTTTTATATTTTAGGCTTGACATTGCTGAATTACGCCTTAAAATAGTACTGTGGGTCTATGTGTACGACGGCTACGACCGCCCAAGCACGTTAAGATGACGCTGGTATCAGCCCGCTACACATGTATCCCCCATTCAAATCAAAGAATTACCATGAATCTACTTCCTCAATCCCGTAAACCAAAAGAGTTGAACGAGAAACAGCAATTGTTTCTTGACAACCTGTTCGAGAACGGGGGTAATCTCCGTCAAGCGGCAGAAGATGCGGGGTACAACCCCAAATCCACCACATATCTCCGTAATGCCCTTGCGGATGAGATCATTGAGCGTAGCAAGTCCCTCATGGCTGGACACGCTGTAAAGGCCGTAAATCGCCTTGTAGCGACCATTGATGATGATGGCAGCGAACCACGCGCCGAGATACGCTTAAAGGCTGCAGAAGCCCTCCTGAACCGTATTGGCTTGGGTAAACAGGAAACAATTAACCACAATGTACAGGCCGTACACGGCGTCGTACTGTTACCGCCCAAAGGGGAGATTAATATCGATGGCTGATGCTCGAGATATTGCACGGGATACTGTCAGGTACTTGAACCCGCGATATGCAGATGGCTCTGCTGAGGTTAATCTAGTACAGGGACGCGATGCCGTTGTCTCCGCAAGTGTACCGTTTTTTGATCGTAAGAACCCGAGTGTAAAACTAGATGCAAAGGTATCAAAGAACGTACGACTTAAAGGTAGCGCTGACAGTCGCGGTAACTACAACGTAGGCGTGACCTACCGCAAAGAGTTTTAATTATGGATAATAACCAAAAAAGATACCAATCCCCACGTGATGCGGACGAGTCTGTAGAGAAAAGCCGTGAACGATTGATGGACGAAATGATGATGGACTATCTCCATAAGAATTTCTTAGGCCCTCAACCTACTCCTCGCATGAATGAGAATGACATGATGGCAGGTAAAAATACCCGCCGAGATAAACCACAAAAGAGAGCCTAACCCATGCCCCTACCTTTACCTCTTATAGGAGCTTTAGCTACTGCAGCAGGCGCAGCCACGCTAGGTATAGCTGCGGTTGAACTTAACGAGTATAAGAAACTTAGTGATTACATGAAAACAGACGAGTACAAGAAACGGTACGCCTCTCCAAGATCTGCTTCTGCGTCCGCTGAAAAACCAAAAGAGTAAAAGAAAGAATTAACGATGAAAAAAGCATACTACAATGGCCCCCTACGCCGCCAAGAAGGTACTCCTGCTGGTCAAGGTGGAGAGCGTCGCTACAACGAGAATACCGTAGACCAGTACGAAAATGCAGTGGATAGGTTTGTTAACGGGCAGTTTGAAACTAAAGAACAGAAAGATGCCGCTCGAACGGAGATGATGCTTCTTGAAAGACAACTTCCTGATCCCGTTGCAAAAGAGGCGTACAGACGGGTCTTAAAGGATAGACGCGGTACTGGCGACCTATCCTACAACAACGATAAAAACGGTGTTTAGTGGCTACCAAGTCTAAAACCGTACCCGCTAACCTGATCTTCAAGAACAAGATCCGCCGTAAGGGTCGGCACTCCAAAAGCCCCAACAAGCAGTACAAACCCAAGTCTCATTTCGCGTGATATGTCCGATGAAGAATCAAACAACGGTGAGGAAGCTCCAAAACGCAAACGTGGTCGTCCCCCGAAAGACCCAAATGCGCCTAAGAGCCCCTATCGCCTATCAAGCACTGAGCGAGCACGCCGCGAAACTCAGCGACGAATCCGAAATAATGCTAAGAAAGCTAAAAAACTTGAAGGACAGGCTAAACGCTATCGTCAGGTAGTCCGAGAACAAAAAAAAGCAGCGGGACTTGTAGAAAATGCTCTCAACAATCAAAAAAGCACGGTTATTGATCAAGGAAAAATTGACAACCTACCTAAGTCAGTCCGAGATCTCGTTGAAGATTCTGAAGTGGTATTTCGGCCTAATGACGGCCCTCAATACGATTTTCTCTCGGCTCCGGAACAAGACGTACTTTATGGGGGTGCCGCAGGAGGGGGTAAATCTTTTGCCCTACTTGCTGATCCTCTTAGGTATTGTCATAATCCTAACTTCCGCGGACTACTACTGCGCCGCACCCTAGATGAACTAACCGAACTTATCGACAAGTCTCGTCAGCTTTACACCAAAGCATTTCCGGGCGCTACCTTTAAGGAATCCAAGTCCACGTGGCACTTCCCCTCTGGGGCTACTCTCTGGTTCACCTATCTCGAAAAAGACCGCGACGTAACCCGCTTTCAGGGTCAAGCGTTTGCGTGGATAGGTATCGATGAGATTACCCAGTACCCTACCCCTTACGTATGGGACTACCTGCGTTCTCGCCTTCGTACGACCGATAATGAGCTAATGGGTAGCTTGTCGATGCGCTGTACGGCTAACCCCGGGGGCGTAGGCGGCTGGTGGGTTAAGAAAATGTACATCGATGCGGCACCTCACAACACGACCTTTGGTGCGTCGGACATCGAAACAGGTAAAACATTTGTATGGCCTCAAGGCCACCCTAAAGAGGGTCAACCTCTATTTTATCGACGGTTTATCCCCGCACGTCTGACTGACAACCCCTATCTTATGGCAGACGGACAGTACGAGGCGATGCTACGCTCCCTCCCAGAGGTCGAGCGAAAGCGACTCCTCGAAGGGGACTGGGACGTTGCAGAAGGTGCAGCGTTCCCAGAGTTCTCACGGGTACGGCACGTGGTAGATCCTATCGAGCTACCTACCAACTGGCCCCGCATCCGAGCAGCCGACTACGGCTACAGCTCTCCTTCGTGTGTCCTTTGGGGCGCTATTGACTGGGACAACAATATCTGGGTGTACCGTGAGTTGTATGGTAAGGGAATGACAGGAGAGGAGCTTGCCCAAAAGATTATGGAGGCAGAGGCAGATGATCCCGCCCCACATTACACTGTACTTGACTCTTCGTGCTGGAATAAAACGGGTCTTGGCCCCTCTATCGCGGAAACAATGATACGGTGTGGCGTACGATGGACACCATCAGATCGCAATCGAGTAGCAGGCAAGATGGAGATACACCGCAGGTTGGCGGATGATCCACACTCCGAGCAGCCGCGCATGAAGATATTCAGTACCTGCCAGAACATTGTCAAACAGCTTGCAGGTATTCCGCTGTCAAAAACAAACAGCGAAGACGTAGACACCAAAGCAGAAGATCACGCATACGATGCGCTCCGCTACATGGTGATGACCCGCACATCGGGCTACGCATCAATACACAGTCAATTAAGAGGAATTAAGGACAGGGCGTATCAACCGATGGACGCCACATTCGGATACTAGGACATGGCAGAACTAGCAGACAAACTACGCAACAAGACGCTTACGGTAGGAGAGGCACTAGACCTCGCCACCAAAGATGCTCCCCGATCGCGTATCAATAATATCAAATCTTTTGGCAATAAGCTAAAAAGGCTTGGTATCGAGGACTCTGCTCCGTTCTCATCTATCGGTGAAGCAGCCAACTTGGAGCTTTTAGCTCAAGAAAAAGGTGAACCATTCAAGGCACTGACAACTGTACAAAACGCGGTTAACAAAGCTGCTGCTGCTCAGGATATCGAAAATCCGTTCCCCGACTATTCTGCGAAGGCACAATCTGCAGGATTGGTTGAGGGCAAACAAAAAAGAGGATCATTAGCATTTAAAGGTGTTCCCGAATCAAAGTTCAGTATGCCAGCCATTCTGGAGGCAATCAAAAATATTGAGGACCCGGACACTCGCGCTGCAGTTGCTTTTAATGCCCTCATACCTCTTCGCGTAGGAGGAGAAAACGGCCTTACCTCATTAACATTTGATGATATTGACCTTGATAACGGAGTCATTCGTGCAGCAGGTTCAGGTAAAAAATACAGACCTGAAATTGTTTTGCCTCCCGTTGCTCGTGCCATCCTTGAAGATCAAGCTGCACAGGCTAAAGCGCAGGGACGCTCCCGTATATTCAATACGACGCGAGAGAAAATGACGAAAGCCGTAAACGCCCCCGGGGGTATGAGGGATGCGTTTGCTGAATTTGAACGTCGCATGGGTAGAAAACTTGCTGGTATCAAAGACCTCCGTAAGATTATCCCATCAATTCTCGCGTATGAACTAGGGTACAAAAACCTAGTAAGTAAAATTCTAGGTCATGAAAGCCCATCTGCCATTATGGGTGAAATGGCAAAGATGACATCCGACTATTACACCTCTCCCGTTTTTAAGATTGACGAGGTTGAACCAGAAACAGTTGCTCTACGTGCTGTTGAAAATATTTTTGCTTCCACAGCTAATATGGAGGACTTGCGAGAGCTTCCCTTAGAGATGAATGTCTCTGCAACTAAAGTAACTGAAAGCAATCAAAAATTTCCTGTTGTACCACAGGGGCAAGATTTACTAGAAGGCTCTACACCGATTCCCTCAACCCCTGAAGATGAAGAGATTCTTCAGGCTAGGCGAGAAAAACAGCTAAAAGAAATAGCGGCACAAGGAGCAGAAGCTGAAGCGAGAGAAGAAGCTGCTCGTACCCTTGCTCAAGAAGAACGCTTGAAGCAAGCACAACTGACACCAGAACAAGAAGAGAAACTGGCACGTCAACGCTTGTCTAGACAAGAAGCTACCCAGAAAGTTAAAGCAGAAGCCGAAGCAGAAGAGCGTAAAGCAGCACAAAATGCGGTTAACGCGAAAGTACAACCTAATCCCAATGCTATGGAATCTGCTCGCGCTCGTAAAGC